TTATCCTTCATCACCTGTATCACCGCCATCTACCCAAGCGTTCCCCTCGTTACCCTCTCAAACATTACAGGCGAAGGACGCAACGAGTTCCTATTCGGACTCCTCTCTTTTCAAGCGGCACAAGCCCCTATGGTCGTTACAACAGGACATATCGCACTCTTTCAAGCGACCGTTGTCCTCCCGATGATCGTGGGCTTTTACTTCACACCCGGAGGTCGCCGATAAACACTTTTAGACGAAGCCAACGACAGCCCCGTGCGCGGGACAACTGACCGACAAAGCGACGACTAATACCTAACATCAACAATAATCCTAAAATAAGGAACATTAATTATGGCTAATGGAGACACCTCTCCCTCACGCGTCGGTCAGATTAACTCAGCCGGAGACGTTGACGCTCTCTTTCTGAAGAAATTTGCTGGCGAAATCTTAACAACGTTCGAAGAGAATAACGTATTCAAACCTCTTCACACTATCCGTACCATCGAGAACGGTAAAAGCGCGCAGTTCCCTGTCACAGGTGTAGCTTCCGCTAACTACTACACTCCCGGTCAGAACATCGCAGACAGCGGTAACAGCTATCTGAGCGACATCAAGAAGAATGAAGTTGTCATCACTATCGACGACGTGCTTCTCGCTTCTTCGTTTCTCAGTTCTATCGACGATCTCAAGAACCATTACGACATTCGTAGCGTCTACGCTTCCGAGTTGGGTAAAGCTCTTGCTATCCGTTTCGATACCGCCATCGCTAAGGTGTTCATCGCCGCCGCTCGTTCCGCCGCTAATGTAACTGGTGGAAAAGCAGGTCAAATCGTTGACTTGTCAGGTAACGTCCTTACCGACAATGCTGACGCCGGAGATGACGGAGACAACACCGATCCTACAGGTGCAGAACTTGTAGCCGGATTGTTCACCGCCGCTCGTGGTCTTGATGAGAACGACATTCCTGAATCCGATCGCTTCTGCGTTCTCCGTCCTGCTGAGTATTATAAGCTCATCACTGGCGGTAGCGGAGCATTGACCATCGCTTCTTCCGCCGTCAATAAAGACGTAGGAGGCGCAGGTTCACTCGCATCTGGAACCGTTCCTCAAGTGGCAGGTATCAACATCCTCAAGTCCACTCACATTCCATCCACCGACTTGTCGGGAACAGCTACCGGTGACGGAGCCGCTTCCAACGACGTGTTCGGAGGTAGCGGAAGCGGATACAACGGCGACTTCTCGAAGACCGTCGGAATCGTATCTCACCCTTCGGCTGTTGGAACCGTGAAGCTTCTCGATCTCGCGACTGAATCCGAGTATCAGATGGAGCGTCAAGGAACTCTCTTCGTAGCTAAATACGCTATGGGACACGCACCTTTGCGTCCTGAAGCTGCTATCGAGTTACAGAAGTAGTCCTTTTGTTTGGTTGTGTTGCGGAGGCGAGGTTTTCATTCGTTTTGCCTCGTCTCCGCTCACTTCCGACTATATAACCTAAATAAACTATGGCACTTACCACGAAGCTAGAAGCAGTAAACACGATGATCGGTGTAGTAGGCGAATCGCCTGTTAACACCATTAGCGGAAGCAGTGTTCCCGTATCCGTCGTGACGGCCCTTAACGTGCTTGATGAAGTCAATCGCGAGGTACAATCCGAAGGTTGGCACTACAACACCGAGTACGAATATCCGTTGGTAAGAAACGCCTCAAACAAATTCACACTGCCAAACAACGTCCTGAAGATCGACACACCGATCGACAAGTACACCGACATAGACATCGTTCAACGCGGGTCTACTTTGTACGACAGGAAGAACCACACCGACGTCTTCACTCAAGACTTAGACGTCACTATAACTTTTGAATTAACCTTCGAAGAACTACCACAACAGTTCCGAAGTTACATAACGATCAGAGCGGCGCGTAAGTTCGCTAATCGCTTTCTCGGCTCGCAGGAGATTGAAAGCTTTACCCTTCGTGACGAGATTAATGCGAAGGCTACAGCGGTCGACAGCGACAGCGAGAACGCGGATAGAACGATCTTTGATAACTACGACGTTAAACGCGTCATTGATCGCTAATGCCTTTAATCACTACATCCGTACCAAACCTCGTTCAGGGCGTTTCGCAACAGCCCGACAATCTGAGGTTCCCCGGTCAGGCGGAAGAACAAGTAAACGCTTTTAGCTCCGTTGTGGACGGGCTTACCAAACGCCCACACACCGAGCATGTAGCCGCGTTAGGAGTCACGCTTGAAAACGACGCTTTAACGCATTTTGTCGATCGTGACGCTTCTAACAAGCATGTCATGGTGTTTAATCATTCTGGCGGTACGACTTCGTTAAACATCTTTAACACCGCTGACGGCGCGTCCATAACGACGACTGTAAGCGCAGACGCACAGACCTACTTAAACGGCGCTACAGACCCGTTAAGCGATCTTAGAGCGTTGACTATCGCTGATTACACTTTCGTAGCAGACACGGGTAAGACCGTCGCTATGGCAGGTACGACTTCAACCGCGCTTCCAAACGAAGCAATCGTATTTGTTAAGCAGGGCAACAGCGGGACGGACTACAACGTCACTATCAACGGTGCTACCGCAACCACGGCTGGCCCTGCCGATCATAAGTCGACGACTATCGCATCGAACTTAGCGACGGCTATAGCGGGTCTAGCTGGCGTTTCATCCGCTACCGCTAACGGGTCAGTTGTTAAGATCGTCATGTCGAGCGACTTAGACATCACCGTCGACGACTCGCTTTCAAACACGGGCTTAGGTCTTGTGTATAAGGCAGTTACAGCAATCACCGATCTGCCGATCAAGTGTTTCAACGACTCGCGTGTCAAAGTCAAAGGCGACGTGGAACTCGTTCAAGACGACTACTACGTTAAGTTTGCGACTAAAGACGGAGCGACGTTTGGCGAAGGTACTTGGATCGAGGACATCGGTTATGGCGTTACGACGACGCTTGATAACACGACCATGCCGATTCAGATCGTTCCTACTTTCAAGTCTTATGTCAGTCACGGAGGTAGCGTTTATAAAGCGTTACAAGCGCATACTTCATCGGGAGGAACCGAACCGGGAACAGGCGGTGGAGCGTCTTATTGGGAAGTTGTGACGGATATAAAGTCGGCTCCTGCTTGGTCATCTAGTAGCGTAAGTTACATTATATCAAGCACTTCTGTCGTTCATTACTCCACGCAGGAATCCACTTTCACGAACCGTCTTGTCGGCGATACAGACACCAACCCCAACCCGTCCTTCGTAGGTAAGACGATCAACGACATCTTCTTCTTTAAGAACCGTTTAGGTCTTTTGACCGACGGAGCCGTCATCTTTTCCGAGGCTGATGAGTATTTCAATTTCTTCAGGACAACCGTCCTATCGCTTCTGGACAGCGCTCCCATCGACGTTGGAGTCGCACACACCAAGGTATCGACGCTTAAACACGCTGTGCCGTTCCAAGAGAAGCTCATTCTATTCAGTCCACAATCACAGTTCGTATTAAGAGGAACCGACTTACTCACGCCTAAGACCGTCAATATCTCGCCTATAACCGAGTACAACGTGTCTAGTGACGTAAAACCCCTCGCACTTACCAACTACGTTTACTTCACGTTCCCACGCGATCAATACGAAGGTATGTACGAGTTCTACGTTGATAAGGACACCGATGTCTTTGACGCGTCTGAGATCACCGCTCAAGTCCCTACCTATGTTCCGTCGTCCTTACGACAGCTTGTAGGTACGCCTAGCGAGGACGTCATAGTCGCGTCTTCAACGGACGATCTAAAGAAGCTGTATGTGTATCGTTACTTCTGGCAGAACCGTGAGAAGATACAATCGGCTTGGATGCGCTTTGACTTCGCTAAGGACATCGTCGGAACCGGGTTTATAGACAGCGATCTATTCGTCGTTACAACCGACGGTCATCTTGAGAAGATGGCGATGGAAGCAGGACACACGGATGCGGGTAAGAGTTACTCGATACATCTCGACAGGCGTTATTCTCCTCCTGCTTTAGATTGTTCTTACAGCGCGGCTAACAAGAAGACGACTGTAATTGATATGCCATACGATCCGGCTGGAGCCGTCGTCTACACCGCCGATGGATTGCGTTTACCGCTGACAAGAACGTCGGCAACGGAGTTCACGATCGAAGGCGACTACTCGTCCACAGCGTTCTTTGTCGGTCTTGAATACGACGCTTTATACACGTTCTCAACGCAGACTCTAAAGCAACCTACAGAGCGTGGAGGTCGGTCATCTTCTAACTTTACTAAGCAAGTCCTTCGTCACGGATCGATTGATTACGACGACACAGGACACTTTACAATCGAGGTTACCCCGCAATTCAGGGACACCTACTCATACGCCTTTAACCCGTCTACTATCGGTGCTGACGCCGTGATCGGGTCGCTTGTCTTGGACAGCGGTTCGTTTCGCTTTCCTATTCACTGTAAGCACGACGACGTAACCATCCACATTAAATCGTCTTCAGCGTTGCCTATGAAGTTATTAGCCGCTGAGTTCGAAAGCTTCGTACATGGAAGATCAAAACGATACGGAGGTTGAGGAGTTCGTTTACTCCGACTGTCGGATACAACGCGCTGACGGCGAGCTTGATGCTCCCGCTTTATACGACGATATGCGCGTGATGGACATGGTCGAGTGTATCGGTCTTGGTCATCATCCCCGTCAGGCTCTCTTCCAATCGTATGATATGTCCGAGCAGGTATGGACGATTACAACCGCTGAAGACTGTCGCATTGTCGGTAGCTTTGGCGTCGTTCCATCACCCGCTCCCAACGTCGGTATCATCTGGATGCTAGGAACGCATAGAATGCACAACATCAAAAAGACTTTCGTTAAACACTCACGCGAGTGGGTCGGTCGTTTGTTCGGCGATTACACCACGCTTACCAACTTGGTTATGACCGACAACGAGCTTTCCGTCCGTTGGCTAACTTGGTTAGGCGCGACGTGGCGTGATTGTAGTGTTGACGGATTCCAACAATTTTCACTTTATAAACAACAGTTCGATTAATCATGTGTGATCCAATATCCGTAGCAGTAGGAACCGCTTTAGGCGCAACAGGAAGTACAGCCGCCGTAGGCGCTGTGGGAGCCTCTACACTCCTCGGCGTTGGTTCTTCTGTTGCTTCTTACGCAGGACAACGGCAACAGGCGAAGCAACAACGTCGCTACCAAAACCAAGCGATGGAGGCGGAGCGTCAACGCGCTATCCAAGAGCAACAATCCATTCGTATGCGTCAAGCGCAGGAACAGGAAGCGACGAACCGTGAGCTTGGAGACGTTGCCATGAAAGCGCGTGAGGCACGGGCCAGAGCGACTACAAGCGCGGGAGAAGCGGGTGTGGCAGGTATGTCAGTTGACGCCCTTATCGACGATTACACGCGTCAAGAAGCGGCGTATAGAGTCGGTGTAGGACGTCAGCAAGAGATGCGTGATCTACAGACAGGACTCGCTCTTACCGACGCAGGGTTCCGCACACAGAATCGAATGATCGATCTTAACAGACCCGTCAATCAACCGAGCTTCCTTACAGGAGCTTTAAACGTCGCTAAAAGCGGTGTTAGCGGTTATCGAACGGGATTAGAACTTAAACGCGAAATTGGATAACTAATGGCACGAGTACAAGTACAAGACCTTCCCGACGCTCCCGGCTTACAGCCGACGGTTAGAAGCGGCGGTCAATACGGCGTTGCCGTTCAACAAGCGGGACGCAATAAGCTGATGGATTTAGCGGACGCTTTGTCGACGGTTAATCCGATGCTGAAGGACTACGCTGGTATTCAACGCGTTCAAGGCGCTATAGGCGAACAGGACGCGATGAAGGTTTCCGATGCTGACGTCATGGGACAGATCAAAGGATCACGCAGTAGCGGAGGTTCGTTGTCTCAAGCGTTAGGTATCGAGAACCGTAACCGTGCGTTTCGTAACACGCTTATCAAACGCGCTGTGAACAACGACTTACTACCCGCTATGAAGGCGGAGTCAGATACGTTACTGGACGTTGAGAAGTACAAAGACAACAAAGCGTTCTTACAAGCGGTCGACGACTTCACAAAACAGAAGTGGGAAGACTTCGCAGGACAGATCGGTGAGGAAGCCGCAACAAGCGACGGAGCCGCTGTCGTATGGAACTCGATCACAGGGCCGTTTAAGGCGGATATGCTCGCGGCTTACGATAAGAAGAAAGAAGATTTTATCGAGTATGCACAGGAAGAAGAGACAGGTCTTGAACTTGACGCTTTCACGCAGAAACAAATCGATCCCTCTTCAGGTCAGGTCATACCGTTCGATCCCGCAGGTCTAGGTAAGATCGCACAGAACCGCGAGAAGTTAATGAAGGAAGCGGGTATTACCGACAAGAAGACAAGAAACGTAATCCTTCTTAATTCGTATGCCCGTCAAGTCGACGCTTTAATCGCCAAAGGAAGATACTCTGATGCGGAGCGTATGCTCGCCGCTATGAGCGTCATCCAAGTCAACGGTAAGCCCGTGTTCAGAACGACCGATGCGAAGACCGCTATCACGCCGCTTATATCGAAGTTGAATATAGCGAGGAAGACAGCGGGTACGACGAGCGACGCAGACGCTAGACGTTTGGAGTCGGATAAAGCAGAACGCTTTTCCAACAGCGTCGTAAACACAGCATCTAATTTAAGAGCCGTGGATAGCCGCGAAGAAGCTACCGACTTGGACATCAAGGAGATAGGCGACACCTTCCGTCGTTTAGGCGTTCCTGAAGCCGATATAAACGGACTTGTCGATCAGGTCTTTACAGGGCCAGGTAAGCCTATGACGCAGTTTCAACAGGTGTTGAGACAAGCGGCTAACAATCCTAACTACCCTGACATCGTCAACGAGCGTTACTACAGCAACGTCGATAACATCGATAGAGGTTTTGAGGCGTCGGCTAATCGTCCAATCAGAGCGTCCGCTTTAACGCCTGAAGACATCGCAGACGAAACAAAGATACTTCAGGACTACCTCGAAAAGAACCCGACGAAGACGTGGCAAGAGTTCGAGCGTACCCGTAATTACAAGCTTCCAGACGAGATGAAGACGTTCGGCGATAACTTCGTCAAAGGTAACTACGTGTTCAACATGGACGAGTACAAGAACGTAGAACCGTCGTTAGACGCGCGCCTTGACGCCATCTTAGACGAAGAGGAGTTCGATGACTTATCGTCGGGAGAAGGGCGCGCCTTTCTCGAAAGCAACGCTGTATTCGTTAAGGAACGCGTTGAACGTAAAGCGGTTGAAGTCGCTGACCTACCGAAAGAAGAACGCGATCAAGCGATACGTGACGAACTTAAAGCGGCTTTAGACGAAGAGGAAGCGCGGTTCAGGGCGCGTATGAACGCTAAGACTTCGGCCCTCGCTCCTAACCAACGTCTAAGACCGGAGCAAGTTGAAAGCATCGAGAAAGAAGGCGTAGCTATAAGAGACGACTTAACGCCCTACATTTTCAGCGAGAATAAAGACTTTAAATACCCCACGCTAATGCTTGCCGATCGTTTCGATAATCCATCGGTTTCACAAGCAGACGTGGACGCAGATCGTAAAAAGATGCGCGACAGGGAAAAGAAAGCCAATTCATCAGAAAAGCTATTAATTAAAGCACAACTTAAACGATCGCTATATCGGTTCGGCTATAACAGTTGGAATCCTGAATCCGTCGAGGTGATGGAAGAAGCTGGCATGGACGCAGACGACGTTCGCTTATTTAAGGACGACGCAGAGTTAAGAGATATAGCGATTGGTTGGGATGAGATTATGCAGAAAGACGAACGAGGGGAGACCTTAACCGAAGAAGAAAAAGAAACTAGGGCGTTGTTCAATAAACTAGGTATCTACAATGAAGAGACTTTACAGATTTTCTATAGCGCCCAAACCGCTCTTTTAGGTAGATGAGTTTCCGAGAAGAATTAAGAAAAGCCGCTGACGAAAACCGAGCGGTCAACCTACCCGACAACGAAATACAACGTCCTCCTCAACCCGTCGTTCAACAAGAAGTCGTCGAGTCTGTCATGCAGGTGCAAGACGAGCTTAGTACGCGCGATATGATCGAAGGGACAGGTCTAAGCGTAACCGCTGAAATCGGCACAGGTGTCGGACTTACCTACGCGTTAAACCGCTACCGTCCCGCCATGAAGTGGTTAAGAGGCGTTAGTCATGCGAGTAAGCTTGGCATCGTTACGCCTGAACCCGGCTCTACCGTAGCAGGGATCGCAGGACTAGCGGCGTCTGAAGCGTTGATATGGGCGGGTTCCAACTTACTCGGTCAATCCATTCGTAAAGCTTACGGCATTCAAGAAGAGTATTCAGCGGGTGAAGCGTTAGCGGCGGGTGTATTCGGTACGTCTCTAGTCGCGACCAAAGCGGACAAGTTGATCTTTGGATTAGCACGTCCCGCTGTAGACGACGTTTGGAAAGGCCGCGAGATGCTCGTCGCCGGAACCAAGAAGTTTATCAGCGGTGCGGCGTTAGGGCTTGCTGAGTCAGCGATGCGTCAAGAGATAGAAGTCTTGATGAACGACGACAAGAACCGCAATGAGTACGACTATTTATTCTCTGCACTTGCTGGTGGAACGTTCAACACGTTGTTCGGTATGTGGTCTAAGACAGGCAAGTGGGGACGCGGACAAGCCGAGACTGTCGTACGTAAATCAAAGGAAAGTTTAGCCGCGAGAAAAGCGGAAGTTCAAGAACGCATCAAAGCCGCTGAAGCCCCGTTAGATGATCAAATCGTTTACGGCATGGGCGGCGGTGTGATGGCGGCGGCTCAGAGTAGCGAGAAGTTCGAAGCTCTTAAACAACTCCGCCAGATCGAAGAAGCGGAAGAAGTTATAGACGACGCTTTAAACAACGTCTTAGCCGCGAACAAGAAGCTAGATGATCGTGAAGCGAACCCACAGCCGATTAAGGACGTCGTTTATGACGACATTGCCGGGCTTCCTTCAAAAAAACTTAAGGAACAATATATCAACAAAAAGTTGGCAGTACCTGTCGGGCCTGACGGTACTTTTCCGAAAATAGAAACGCCCGAAGGTTATTTTAAACAAGGAGATGTTTACCGCCATAAGGACGACCCTAACTTTAAAGTCGCAGAAACAGACGCCGAAGGTGTAGTTAAACTCGCTGAAGATATAGCGAACGACGCGGGAGGAGACGGCGTATATCAGTTAAGAAGACATATGGGACCGCTCAGTAACCCCGAAGACGCCTCTAAAGCGCTAAGAGAGAAAGCCGAGGAGTTAGCTCCTGTTCAACAAGCACAGCGAGATTTACTCCGTCAGAAGTATGGAGATACCGTAACTGTCTACCGCGTTGAAGACCCTAACTATACGGCCTCACCTGATAGAGACGTTTCAAGTTGGAGTTTAGAAAAGAAGAGTGTTGAAGAACGGTTACTCGTTGAAGGGACTGTATTAAAAGAGAAAACAATTTCGGTAGACGATGTTCAGTTTGTGTATAATCACAAGGAGACGGAGGTCTTATTAAAAGACGACGCCGTTGACGCGCCTAAAGCGCCTGAACAAACGCCCGATGAAGCGAAGCTTTCAGAACTGTCCGAGCGCGTCAAAGGTATTAACAGCGAGAACCTAACGACTGAAGCGCCTACCATCGAACGCGAAGCAAAACGACTTTCAGAACGCACAACAGAGAAGCTTCGTAAGGCGATCGCAACGTCGATCAAAGACCCCGATAACGTCGACAATCTTCAAGACGCGTTAGACGCCGTTGTCTTCCAACGAAAGATAAACGCGCAGGTCATCGATATTTTAGAGACGGGCGGAGCGCGTGTCGTACAAGCCGCTCGCCGTGACTCCGATAAGTTCGGGTATGAACAACGTTTCAGCTACAGAGCCGCGAAGGAAGACGCATCTTTAGGCGAGCTTGAGAACAGCCTTAGACGACGCTTAGAAGGCGCTGAAGCGGGAGACATCAAGCAACAGTTCGACGACTTCCTAAAGATCAGACCGACGCTTAAAGCTCAAGGTAAAGCGATCAACAAGAAGGCGTCTAAGAAAGCCAAAGGTAAAGCAAAGCCAAAGCCAGAACAGACAGACGCGCAGAAAGCGGAGAAGCTCAAGCAATCCATAACGAAGAAGAAAGAGAAGCTTCAGAAGGAACTCGACGAGAAGAGAGCGCGATTTGGAGACGACGAAGCACTCGCCGATGCACAAGCTAAAGACGCAAAGCCTAAGAAGCCTGAAGACCCTGAGGTAAAAGATTTAAAAGCTCGTATTAAGTTCTATGACGACGCTGAAGCGGACGTTGCCTTAATCGAGAAGTTGGAAGCTGAACTCGACCGTGTAGCTGAAATCGACGCAAGCACGATCATGGGCGCACAGAGAGCCGAGACTGCACCGAAGCCTAAAGCTCCGGGTAAGACGCCCGGTAAAGCCGAGGAGCTACGTAAGAAGATTGCGGAGACACGCGCTCGTATGCGCAAGAGAGTCGACGATATAGACAAGGCGCAAGCGCAGATAAACAAAGAGCGTGAGATGCAGGAGATATATCGCACCTACGAACAACAGTTCTTTGACGCGATTGAAAAGGACGGCGGCAGTGTACTTGTACGGGGATTAAGGACGTTACAACAAGCGCGTCAACTCGCGTTGATCGATCAGTTACCTTCGGTATTTGCAGGTATACCCACGGGTATCGGAGCGGTAGTGAAACAAGCGGCGCGAGTTTTTAGTTCAGGTATAAACCCACAAGCCGGAATAGGTCGAGGGAAAGCGATGTACATTGACGCCGTTGCTTTCGCTCATATGTTCAAAGACCTTAAAGGTTTACTAACCGCGATGAAGCGCACGTTTCAAGAAAGCGCTTCCGCAACTACTCGTACAGCGGGACGATTTAGCGACGATATAACAAACTCAACACTACCGCGTGGCGAACACGCTATAATAGCAAAAGCTTATTCGGACGCTAAAAGACGCGCAGATGCTATCGAAAATGTAGGTAACTCGTTTTCAGGGTGGATGTCTTCGAATAACTTCTGGTACGTGCTTTCGTTAGGCGTACGAGGAATACAGTCCGTCGACGAAATGTTTAAGCGGCAAATAATTAAAGGTCGTATTCAATCACAAGCATTGAAGAATGGTTATCTTGCGCATCCTAACGACCCTGCTAAAGCGAAGGCATACGCTGAACAGAACTATAACGCCGCTTGGAAAGATAACGACGGTTTAGCTGTATTAGATGAATCGAACGAGTTCTTTGATGAAGTAAACCAAGTTAATGAGGAACTATTGTTTGCGTCCAATGTGGATAATATTGAAGACGTTTATCAACCTGTATCCGATCAACTGGCTCGCAAATTCCAAGAACTAGCAAACGCTCCCGACTCGTTGTTTCTGTCTAATATATTGAAACTTATCATGCCTTACATCGGCGTTCCTATTCGTGGCGCGTTTCGTATGGCTCATTACTCTGTACCTATTGGATCGACTTTAAAACAAATCCCTGCACTCAATCCTTACACCGCAAAGTTAAATAAGTTAAAGCCGAAGATTGAAAAAGCGGAACGGGTT